GGTACGAATATATCTGGTGGTAAAGTAGGACTCTTTGCGACTTCAGATGATATTAACTTAGCCGCTAATGCGAACATCAAGATGAAAGCTGGTACTGCCTTAAACTTTGGTGGTATCTATGGACAAGCATTATTTGGTGATGTACATCTTGACAGTTATAAGATGAATCTGTATAGTAGTGCATATACAAAGATACATAGCACAGGTATACCCGCTGTGTCAACACAAACTTTACCTTTTCCTGATGTGGGTCATCTGGGGATCGACATTAATAGTACGACATCTTTGCGTATGAACTCTCTTACTACAATGAATATTAATGCGCTGGGTGCGCTTGGAATCAACGCAGGAGCTGCCTTAGGTCTCAAGTCTGTTGGTACAATGGACTTATCATCGGGTGCACAGCTAGGTATAGGAGCAGGTGCACTTGTGAATATCGACGGTACTCTTGTGAATATTGGTAGTGGTACAGCCTCTGCAACGAGTGGATTAGCCACTGGTACTGTGACAGCATCATTAGCACCACAGCTAGTTCAATCTGGTACGGCTACAATACCTCCTTTAAGTATAACAGAGATTGCTACTGTTGTCAACCCTGGAGATATACCTGCGAGTCGTGTGCCTATAGGACATACTACAAACGCTAACTTTAGAACAAGAAGACCACCAACTGCTACGAGTCGTATGAGTGACGATACGGCAGACGGCGCACAATAGGAATAGAACTATGACAGCTTTATGTGAATCAACTACACCACTCGCTTCGAGATTCGATAGCACACTTCTTAACATATCGTCTGATGTGTTTAAGGAGATTGATGACTATACACGCCTCGTAGACCTGAATGCCAATCCTATCGAGCAGTTAAATCGTCAAACAGTTGTAGATTTAACAAATAAAACGAATAATTTACTTGACAACATAGATATATCCAGTTATAATACACTTAGTGATAGACATTCACAAGGTCCGTTAACGTTTGTTGAGATAGCTGACTTTATTGTATCGAACAATCAGGACATCGATGGCATATTCAATGCTGTGAGTGCTTGGTCTCCTGCTGTAATGGGTAACGATCTATCAGCGCCTCTGGACTCTTATCTTGGAGACCTTGACTATTATCTGAATACGAATCTAGGCAAGTCTATATCAAGTGGGCTCTGTGGAGCATTTACGAATATCTTTGCTCAACTCGGTGGACTCTTTACTCTCATCTCTACTGCACAAGAATTAATCGCTGATATCAAGAACTTAGCAGAGAAAGATCCTGTCAAGCTTGCGAAGTCGTTGACTCTGACTGCTGTATTGAAGAAGATTAAGGATACCGTACTAGAGATCGTTGATAAAGTCATTGCACAGTTAATGAAACAAGTACAGGGTGTGATAGACAGTGTAGTGGGTATGGCAGGTGAACTTAAATGTGCCGCTCAGTCTGCGTTTAATCATATACAACAAGCCGCTGATCAGATCAAAGAGTTCTTTGATGAAGTCAATAAAGACGGATTGAAGAAGTCTCTAGAAAAGTTTATGGCTAAAATGGTTGCTCAATTCGAAAGATTGACTGCTGAGAACGTAGCACTTATGATGTTTCGCTTCTGCCAACTCACTGAAATCATTCAATCTCTTCTCACAGCACCAGTTGATGGTATTAAGAAACTTGCTTCTGCATTGACAATCGAGCAAGCTGCCCTTAAGAGTGCGGGTCTAGTAGAGACAAAGAAAGCAGTGGAAGCTGGTGCATTAAGAATCTCGACAGACGAAAGAGAGAAAGCCATTGCGGCATCGAATGAGAAGATCAACGAAGAAGCACCAAGTCTTGCTGAAGTAGCAGATGGCGCATCGGGTAACTTCGAATGTCCTACGTGTCCTAATAAAGAAGAAATGGAACAAGTTGCTGCCTTAGATGAGAACGGTATACCAGGCAAGTTTACATTCGAGCCACAAGTAATTAATCAGAACGACTTCGAAGGTAAGTATCTCAAGGGCGCTGGTTATAAGAAAGTACAGAAAGAAGTATACTTTAAACTACTTCGTACTATAGCACAAACAGGAACAGAAGTCAAGATTAATTCTGCATATAGATCAGCAGGTAAGAATGCGTCTGTAGGGGGTGCGAGTAAATCCAAGCATATGACAGGTGCCGCTATTGATGTACGAGTCGTTGGTGACTATAAGAAGAGAGCAGAGTTTGTTGTTGCTGCCTCACGTGCTGGCTTTAAGGGTATTGGTGTATACAGTTCATTCATACATCTCGACATCGCTGGACGTAGAGCATGGGTAGCTGGTGAGCCTCAGACACCATCTGACTATCCAGTACCTTCTTCTCAGACAGCTAGATGGGTAGAATTAGTTTCTCGACATGATCGTGACAAACTTCGTTCAGTATAACATAAATAAAAGTAAAAGGCAAATTAAATGGCTACTATAACACCTCTTACCAGACGCCGTGAACTTCACAGTGATTTTCATAAGGACTTGGCTCTATTGCCAGGTCGTAATGATATTGCACGTAAAGTAAACGAGAACTCTGTCAAAGAGGCAATTAAGAATATACTACTCACGAATAAGGGCGAACGACTCTTTCAGCCTCTTGTAGGTAGTGATATTAATAGTCTACTGTTCGAGAATGCTACACCAGTAACATCTATACTCATTAAAGACAGAATCGAATCTGCATTGAACGCATATGAACCACGCTGTAGTATCGTAGACGTAGAGGTACTAGGCGATATTGATTCAAATACCGTAAAAATAAACGTTGTATTTTATGTCATAAATAATGAGACACCTCAAACACTTTCAATCGATATCGATAGGGTAAGATAATGGCAAATATATCACCAATACAAAACTTAGACTTCTTCGAAACGAAGTCCGCACTTAAGACTTATCTAAGCAATCAAGATAGGTTTGCTGACTACGACTTCGAAGGCTCTAATATGAATGTATTGCTTGACTTACTCGCATACAATACGTTCTATAATAACTACTATTATAACATGATGATTAGTGAGATGTTCCTTGACTCTGCTCAAGAACGTAATAGTATGATATCACACGCAAAAGAACTTAACTATTTGCCACGTTCAAGACGATCAGCTAAAGCTATTGTAACATTTAATATCACTGCAAGTCAAGCAGGAAATTTCTTTATTATTCCAAAAGATACAAAGGTATCTGGTAAGTGTGGTAATACGACATTCACATTCCTGACAGAGAAAGCATATACAGCAGTGACATCACAAGTCGCTGTTATCAGTAATGGAGTTGTACAACCTCGTACCTATACTGCAACTGATGTAGAAGTATATCAGGGAAGATTAATCACAGAAACACTTGACATTTCAGACACAGTACTATCTAATAGTATGATAGATACTCGCTCACTCTACGTAGAAGTCAATGGTGAAGAGTACGTATATAAGACAGATATATTTGGTATCACAGCAACAGATAAAGTATTTTATCTCCAGCCAGAAGAAGATGAGAAATATTCTCTTCAGTTTGGACAAGACAAGTTCGGAAAAAATCCTACTACATCTGATGTGATCACAGCAAAGTATCGTATCAGTTCAGCAGAAGATGCGAACGGTGTTAGGTCTATGACAAGTAATGGACTGACAGGTGCCTCGAGTGTTACTCTTACAGTAGCAACGATTTCAAATGGCGGGCTCTCGGCTGAGGGTGTTGACTCTATTCGAACATTTGCTCCTAAAGCTCTACAAGTACAAGAACGTGCTGTTACGACAAGAGACTACGAGATTCTTCTACGTAATAGGTTTCCTAATATCGAAGCCATATCAGTATATGGTGGAGACGAAGTAAATCCTCCTCAGTTTGGTAAGGTCATTATCTCTGTAGATGTGACTGGTGGCGAAGGTGCCGCTGACTTTGAGATTGCGTCATTCACTGACTATCTGAAAGACAAGACACCACTGACGATTGAACCTGTGTTTGTACCTGCGAAATTCTTGTTTGTTGATACTGTTGTAGACGTAGTATTCGATCCTAATATTACAACAAAGAGTCCTTCTCAGATACGAAGCGAAGTGACGAATGCCATTACGGGTTACTCTACTTCGACTCTTTCTGACTTTAATAAGACACTACGTCAGTCTCGATTAGCGGCAACACTCGATGCTGTAGATAATTCGATTATCTCTTCAAGTATCTTTGCATCACCAATTATTCAATACGTACCTGTATTAAGTACTGTATCTAACCCCGCTTTCTCATATGAGACTGCACTTGTCAAGCCATATGCATATGATGCTACGACTGGCTTGTCGGGATTCACACCAGCGGTACGTACTACTAAGTTGACAATCGAAGGCACACTTGTCACACTACAAGACGATGGTGCTGGTAAGATGATGGCTGTGACTGCTTCAACTGCTACTTCATCAGTGTTTAAGCGTAGTATTGGTACGATTGATTATACTACAGGTGCTATCAAGTTGTCAAATCTAATTGTTGATTCATACGAAGGTAGTGCAATTAAGTTTATAGCAAACTCTGTAGCGAAAGATGTCAAGGCACCAAAAGATCGTATCATTACAATTCGTGGTGAAGATATCACTGTTAACGTAACTACATTGACGGAATAAAGAATGCTGAATGTAAGAGACCATATATCACCTACGATACCTGATCAGTTTCCGGCACTGTATCGTGAGGTAAAGAAAGATCGTTCTATAAGCGAACAGGATCTTGAGGTCACGCTAGTTGAATTTACGAAAGCGTACTACGAGTTCAACGAACAACGTATGGATCGGAACGTACCTAAGCTCCGTGACATTGATTCGACACTTGCGGCTTTTCTCATATTCTTTAAGAAGAAATATCTTCAGTCATTACCTATTGACACTGTAGTCGATACACGATTCATTATAAAACATATTCAAGACTTATACAAGCGAAAAGGCTCTGAAGAAAGTTTACGCTTATTGTTCCGTATGTTCTTTGACGAAGACATTGAAGTCTTTTATCCTTCGACTGCTATACTCAAGCCTTCTGACTCTATATGGGGTGGGGCAAAATATCTAGAACTCAAGCCAGTTAACACTGTTGACAATTATCCTATTCAGCGTGGTGATAAACTCACGGGTGACGTATCAAGTGCTACTGCATTTGTAGACAATATTATCTTTGTGAACTTCTCAGGCATTTTAATTCCTGTTGTATATCTCTCTAATCTCACTGGTATATTCATTGCAGACGATGGTATTGCTGTAACAAGATTAGGTAATACTTCAAGTCACGGTAAACTTATATCGGGTTCTATCAGCGAAGTAGAGGTGAATAAAGGATCCAGAACAGCAGGTCAACAAATTGGTGACAATGTAAAGCTGATATCATCAAGGACTGGTACGAGTGCTACAGGTACTGTCGAATCTATATCAACGACCACTACAGGTAAGATTGACTTCGAACTAGAAGATGGCGGCTTCGGATACGTAGTTCAGCCTAGTACTGATACAAACGATACTCTGATTTCAAATCAAGTTGTGATCGTTTCAGGAAATAAAGTCGATGCGATAAAGACTGGCGATCATATTTTGGCGGAATCTGTCACTGGCTCGGCAAACACTGTTGTGATTGGCGGCGGAAGAGTTGTAGCATATAATCATCCTCTCTTATTCATCAAGACAGAAGATCAGTCAAGGGCTGAATTTCTGACATTTGTATCGAGTCAAATGTCGCTTGCACTATCTAATAACTCAACAATAAACGCTAAGATGCTTGCCGTCTTTAATCGTGATACAGAAGGACTCTCTACTAACTATAGACTAGGTGACATATCTAACTCTGGTTATAATGTTGTTACAAGTCGATATATTAATGCAGAAGACGTTACTTTATTTGAAACGTATAGAACTGGTGGTAGTTTAACGACTGCACAGACTAACTGGATTCAAGATCGATTATTGCCTGCTATCTATGCCGCTGGCTTTGGTCATAAGTTTAATGTTCTTGCTCAAGGTGAAACAGTAAACATCGAGATTGGTACAACTGCTTCTGTTACTATTACGACTATCTCTGCTTATAATGCGACTGCTACATTTGATGTAACGACTATTGATAACCAAGAGAGTGTACGTGTTATTACTGACTTCATTGGCGACTTTGCTGATAAGCCTCTTGCTGTTATTATCAATGCGACTGCTATGCAAAATCCAGGCATC